TTTGATGGTGGTGTGGATGAACTTATCTCAACTCGTCGCTTGGTTCACATTCTCCGTGCATACTCTATCTTTGATGACAAGGCAAAAGCAATTCAAGTCTGCCTGAATCGTTTCGATGATGAAACGAAGCAAGCATTCATGGATCTCTATGATAAAGTTGACACCGACGTACAGTTTGAGGTAGAATGATGACAAATTCTTGGTCCTTTCTTTACGATGAAATGAAGTACGAAATCAATGATTTTGATGTGGACATTCCACCAACAGATACAGCAACAAATATTTTTGAATACAATTATGACGAACATGGTCCAGTCGCTGCTCAGGAGGTTCCCATGAGTTATCATGGAGATGATTATATTAGTTTTAATCTTGCAGATGACTACATCCCTGATCTTCCCCAAGCTCCTGACAATAGGAACAATCGTTGGAAGTATCATGAGGATGTAATCCTCAAAGAGATTCAAGAATATCTCGGTGGGACATATAATGCTCACTACGCTTCTCCTGAATCTAAAACTCAGACACTTGATCTGATTGAAGGTATTGGCGATGCAGAACCTTTTTGCCGATCCAATGCTATCAAGTATCTTTCTCGCTTCGGTAAGAAAGATGGAAAGTCCAAACAGGACATCCTAAAAGCAATTCACTATTGCATTCTCCTTTATCACTTCTCTGGTCTTTGTAATGACAACCCTCAACCATATGAAACTTTCTGATTCTACTTTGACTCTGTTGAAAAATTTCAGCAACATCAATCAGTCTTTGCTATTCAAAGAGGGTAACTCTCTTCGCACTATCAGTGTGATGAAGAACATTCTTGCTGAGGCAACTATCGATGAAGAGTTCCCTAAGGATTTTGGTATCTATGATTTGAACCAGTTCCTTAATGGTATGTCTCTGCATCGCAGTCCTGATCTGGACTTTGCTAATGACAACTATGTGGTTGTGCGTGAGGATAAGTCGAGATCTAAGTATTTCTTTGCTGATCCCAACGTCATCATTTCTCCGCCCGATAAGACCCTCACACTGCCCTCACAGGACGTTTGTTTCTCTCTTTCAACACAAGACCTAGATCGACTTCTAAAAGCAGCAGCAGTGTATCAGGTGCCTGATCTATCTGCTATTGGTGAAGCAGGTGTGGTCAAACTGGTTGTGCGTGACAAGAAGAACGATACTTCTAATACTCATGAGATTGTGGTTGGTGAAACTACGGACACCTTTGAATTCAACTTCAAGGTTGAAAACATCAAGGTTATTCCTGGTTCTTATGATGTTGTTGTTTCCAAATCGGGTCTTTCTAAGTTCACTAGTAAGGATCGCTCTCTGACTTACTTTATCGCTCTCGAACCTGATTTCACATATGAGTCGTAATTGGCAAGTTACGTATTGTCTCCCTGGATCCACCAAATACTACAAGAAAATTGTAGAGGCGGACTATCAATGGGAGGCGAAACGAATATTTGAAGCTTGCGTACCATCCGCCAAGGTATGCGGCAATCCTCGTTATATCCATTTTGAATTTAATGAAGAATGATTTCCTTTGGGTTGAGAAATACCGACCCAAGAAGATTGAAGACTGCATTCTCCCCGAATCTATCAAGACTACATTCCAAGAGTTTGTAGATGGTGGGGAGATTCCTAATTTACTGCTTGCTGGTCCAGCAGGTTGTGGTAAAACAACAATCGCACGTGCCCTCTGTGAACAACTGGCATGCGACTATATAGTCATAAACGGTTCTGATGAAGGACGATTTCTTGATACCGTCAGAAATACTGCGAAGAACTTCGCTTCGACCGTATCACTTCAAGCGATTGGCGCAAAGCACAAAGTCATCATTATTGACGAAGCTGACAACACAACCCACGACGTACAGCTCCTCTTACGGGCGAATATTGAGGCATTTTATAACAACTGCCGATTTATTTTCACCTGTAATTATAAAAACAAAATTATCGAACCGCTCCACTCCCGATGTGCAGTCATCGAGTTTGGACTCACAAACAAGCAAAGACCAGCAATCGCTGCCAAATTCTTCCAGCGACTCAAAGGAATCTTGGATCAAGAAACTGTTGAGTATAATGAGAAGGTATTGGTTGAGTTAATCAATAAACACTTTCCAGATTGGCGTCGTGTTCTAAACGAGTGTCAAAGATATTCTGCTGGTGGTGCTATTGACACTGCGATCCTTGCACAATTTAGTGATGTTAAAGTTAGTGAACTCATCAGGAACCTCAAAGAGAAGAACTTCACCGAGGTTCGGAAGTGGGTGGTGGCTAATCTGGATAATGATTCTGGGGTATTGCTTCGTCGTGTTTACGATGCTTTGGTTGATGCCCTTGAAAACCCTAGCATTCCTGCTGCTGTGCTCATTATTGCTAAGTATCAGTATCAGATTGCCTTCGTTGCGGACCAAGAAATCAACCTCATCGCGGCGTTAACTGAAATCATGGTGGAGTGTGAATTCAAATGAAAAAGTATCTATTTCTTCTTAGTGGTCTGACTCTGCTCGCCACACCTGCTAACGCACTTACTTGGAAGGAATTCTGGGAACCGTTTGATGGACATCACCATCATGTAAATCACAGACCTAGGATTCGTCATCATCATTACCATCATTACGATGGTGGTCATCACCGTCCTAGTGTATGTCATAAACATTTTCACTTTCATAAGAGATCTGGTATCATTCATGAGGATAGACATTGCCATGGAAATGGTTACAGTCATCATGGTGAAGATGACAGGCATCCTGTTTACACCACTCCTGGCAAATATTATTTTTGATGATATAAATGACTGATAACGAACTTGAAGAACTAAGATACGATGTAGCACATCATCTACTCAGTAAAATGAGTGCGGGTTCTCAATTTCAATATGCCTTGGATCGTATGCTTCAACTCTGTGCTGATTATCCAGAAGAAAAACTAAAAAAAATTCTACCTAAATCAAAGAAGAGGTCTAAGGGTGGAGGATTCTGAATGAGTGATAAAATTGTATGGACACAAAAACCACCGATTTCTGATAGTGAATGTATTCTCTTATGCTTGAAGAATGCTCCCTGTGGAACAAACAGAAAACAAATTGAAAGGTTAATTAAAGACTATGAAAACCAAAGTAAAAGCACAAGTCAAATCTAGATTTTACTATGTCTTCTGGGGAACTGCTACAATAGCAGTTGTGCTCGGACAACTTTATGTTGGAACTGGATACCGAGTTCTGCATAGAGATATGCAGGAACTTCTTAATAAAGTTGACGGAGTTCTTCTTCGCGCAAATGAACCTAATACTCCTAAATTTTATTGATGAAATCTCTGAAAACCCCACTTAGATATCCTGGTGGCAAGTCTCGTGCTTGCACCAAGATGGATCAGTATTTCCCTGATCTTAGAAATTATAATGAGTATCGTGAACCATTTCTAGGTGGAGGTAGCGTTGCTCTACATGTGACCAAGAAGTATCCTGACATCAAAGTCTGGGTAAATGATTTATATGAACCTTTGGTTAACTTTTGGATTCAATTGAGAGACAACCCCCATGAAATTAAGAGACAACTACAAGAACTTAAACAAAGGCACCCAGACCCTGTTTCAGCGAAAGTTCTTTTTGAAGATTCTAAACGATATCTCTCCCTTCAAAAAGGAGAATGTGATGATACGGTTCGCGCTGTCAGTTTCTATATTGTTAACAAGTGCTCTTTTTCTGGTCTCACTGAGTCCTCGTCCTTCTCAAAACAAGCAAGCGACTCCAACTTCTCTTTCAGGGGTATTGAAAAGTTGCCCTTCTATTCACAACTAATTCGTAAGTGGAAGATTACTAATCTATCCTACGAACACTTGATGGATAATGAGTGGGACACTTTTGTATATCTTGATCCCCCCTATGACATCAAAGATAATTTGTATGGTAGGAAAGGATCTATGCATAAAGGATTTGATCACGATGAGTTTGCAAAAAAATGTGATGAATGCTATATGCCTCAGTTGATTAGTTATAATTCAAATCAACTTGTGAGAGATCGATTTAAGAAATGGAGAGCTGGTGAGTTTGATTTAACTTACACCATGCGATCTGTTGGTGAATATATGCGTGAACAAAAAGAACGTAAAGAACTTTTGTTGATGAATTATGAGACGGAGAAGACTGTGGAGAATTTGGGCAAAGGCACTGGGAGAGAAGCAGGGGTCAAGTGACAAAGAGGCAGACTACATTGCTCGCATACGGACTTTTATATTCTTTTCTTATCTTATTACTAATTGTTTCATTATTGCGGGGGTAATTCGACATTGGAACTAAAAGATTGGTTGAACTCTATAAATTACAATAAAGAAGATATTGCTACCGATGAGACAATTCGCTCTTATCCTCCATATATCGTCAATCGTTGTTTGTCTGGGCACATTGATTGTATCATGTTTGCTAACGAGATGAATATGTATCATCAGTTGCCCAAAGACATGCAATATAAATTTTATCTAAATAGTCTGAGGAAAAGGAAAAGATTTTCTCCTTGGATAAAAAAAGATAAAGTACAGAACCTCGATATTGTCAAACAATATTATGGTTATAGTAATGAGAAAGCATCTCAGGCACTAAGAATTTTATCTAAACAACAATTGGAATTCATTAGGAAACGACTTGACGTTGGAGGCGCACCATGAGCACTGTGAGAGAACCTGAGGTACAGTGGTCTCAGGACCAGATGATCGAAGTAAGATTGAGAGAACCAGACGATTTTCTAAAAGTTAGAGAGACCCTAACTAGAATCGGTGTTGCATCTCGTAAAGAGAAGAAGCTATATCAGTCGTGTCACATCCTACATAAACAAGGACGATATTTTATCGTTCACTTTAAGGAATTGTTTGCTCTGGATGGTAAACACGCTAACCTTACTCCTAACGATGTTCAGCGTAGGAATCGTATTACTCAGCTTCTTTCTGATTGGGGACTTATTGAGGTAGTTAACGCTGAGACCATTACCGAGATCGCTCCTTTGAATCAAATCAAGGTTCTTTCTTTCAAAGAGAAGAATGAATGGACACTTGAAACAAAATATAACATTGGTAAAAAGAAGACACAAGAGTCCTAAATATAGTGTCGCTTTCGTGCGCGACACGCTACAAAAGGAATATACGCTACAAGAGAGGGTTGACCACCCTCTCTTTTTTTGCTATAATATCAGTCTTCGGATCAATCAGTATTCACGCAGTAATATTCTTGTTGGTATTCATTCCTTAATACTTACCGAAGAAACACTTATTAGTATTCACCAAGTAACACTCACGTTAGTGTTCATCACTCAATACTTGAAACTTTTTTATGAACAAATTTATTGTCTGCGACATTGGTAAAAAAGAAACCTATGTGTTTGTTCCTGAGACAAACAATCATCATGTTATTTCCAAGGAAGACTTTATTCAGTTAAATGTTCCCGAACTGAATGGTCACGATATTGTAATTGAGGACGCTCACATCAGAGCACAAGAAGATGACAGTCTTGCTCATAGTTGGACAATTAATCAACTGAGGCAATTGAGATCTGTTGCTGATTCAAAAGGTGTTGAAATTCTCTGTTTTCCTCAGAAAGTTACTCCCAAAGCAAAAAAGATTGCTTCAATCGGATTGAGAGAAGATCTTCTTATAAAAAGTGATCCAAATGATACTGAGTCTATTGCTTTTTATCTTCAAGAGTTTCCGTTTGCGTATGATGCACTAAAAGTTTTTGATCCTGTTGAATATAAAACTTTTGAGCAGACAGTCTCTCACATTTATGCTGACAGAGATGCTTTGACGGAAGACTCAAATGAAGCAAGAAATAAAGGGTATGGAATCGGCACTAATCCTGACATAAATTATGTGAGTAAGTGGATCAAAAAATATATTACTAGACTTGCTTTTGAACTTGATAATGAAACAAGAGAATTTTGGAAGTTAGATCTCAATCATAAGAAAACTGCACTGTTATCCGGTATTACAGATTACAAGAGTGAGTCGGTTCTCAAACAAATTTACAATGTGATCAACACTATTCTTGATCCAAACACTGGTGAACCTAGATTGAGGTCTGACATTAACAAACCTCCATATTGGAAGTATGCAAAGAAAGTATATTTTGGTCTAACTCCATACCACA